TATTTTACCCGCCAGGTTATTTACGTGCGTTCACGTATAACTTGGCAATGGAAATTGCGCCAGAGTTTGGCGTGGAGCCAAGCCCCCAAGTGCAACGCATTGCCATGACCAGCAAGCGCAACTTGAAGCGCATCAACAATCCTGACGATGTGATGTCTATGCCATACGCTATTGTGGCTAACCGTCAGCGGTTCAACATCTACGCTGGCAATTACTGATGAAAACGCCTATTCTTGGCTCCAGCTATGTGGCCCGCAGTGTCAACGCTGCGGATGCTAGGATGGTCAACCTGTTTCCCGAGATCGTGCCGGAAGCAGGCAAAGAGCCTGCGTTCCTGAACCGCGCCCCCGGCCTTAACCTGCTTAACACGGTGGGCACAGGCCCGATCCGTGGCTTGTGGGCGTTTTCGTCAAACGATGGCACAGGCTTTGTGGTGTCTGGCACTGAGTTGTACAAGATCAACAACGCCTACGCTGCCACGCTGATCGGCACTGTGGCAGGCGCAGGTCCTGTCAGCATGGCCGACAACGGCACTCAGTTGTTCATTGCGGCAAACGGGCCAAGCTACATCTACAACGCCAACACAAACGCATTTGGTCCAATCACTGACCCTGATTTCCCCGGCGCGGTGACTGTGGCCTATCTGGACGGCTACTTCGTGTTCAACGAGCCGAACAGCCAGAAGATGTGGGTCACAGCCCTTTTGGACGGTACGTCCATCGACCCACTGGAGTTTGCCAGCACCGAAGGCTCTCCTGACGGCCTGGTGGCTGTGATTGCCAACTTCCGCGAGGTCTGGGCCTTTGGTACGAACTCAATTGAAGTCTGGTCTGACACCGGTGCGCTTGACTTCCCTCTTGAGCGCATCCCCGGCGCATTCAATGAGTTGGGCTGCGCTGCCCCCTACTCCATCGCCAAGATGGACAACGGCCTGTTCTGGCTTGGCCGTGACCGCCGTGGGCAAGGCATGGTCTACCGGGCCAACGGTTACGCTGGTCAGCGCATCTCGACACATGCTGTCGAGTGGCAAATTCAGCAATACGCTGACATCACTGACGCCATCGGGTACACGTACCAGCAAGACGGCCACAACTTCTACGTGCTCATCTTTCCCACGGCCAACACCACATGGGTGTACGATGCCGCCACACAAGCATGGCACGAACGCGCCGGGTTTACCAATGGCGACTTCACCCGCCACCGCAGCAACTGCCAGATGTCGTTCAACAACAAGATCGTTGTGGGTGACTTTCAAAACGGCAACATCTACGCCTTTGACTTGGACGACTACTCGGACAACGGGCAGATCCAAAAGTGGCTACGCTCGTGGAGAGCACTGCCCACCGGTCAGAACAACTTGAAGCGCACCGCGCAGCACAGCCTCCAGCTTGACTGCGAGTCGGGCACTGGTTTAAGCGGCAGCATGATTGCTGAAACAATTTATCTGCAAACCGAAGAAGGTGATTATTTAGTCACCGAGGGTGGTGACAAACTTATTGCGGAACAACAAACGGCGATCACGCAAGGCAGCGACCCACAGGTCATGCTGCGCTGGTCCGACGATGGTGGGCACACATGGTCCAACGAGCATTGGGTCAGCATCGGCAAGATCGGCGAATACTATCGCCGTGCCATCTGGCGCAGACTGGGCATGACCCTGAAGCTGCGTGATCGCGTCTACGAGGTGTCGGGCACCGACCCTGTAAAGATCGCCATCATGGGCGCTGAACTGATCCTGAGTCCGACCAATGCTTAACCCCATCATCACGCCCCCACGGGTGCCGTTGGTTGACCCCAACACGGGCTTGATTAGCAGGGCGTGGTACTTATTTTTTCTGTCGTTGAACAACGTAGCGAATGATGTCGTAAACGACCCCGTTGTCGGTCCTAGTGCTGAGTCGCTGATTGCCAGCTATGACGCAGTGCTTCAGACGCTGACGCAGGAAGTGCAGACACAACCAAGCCCCAGCGATCTGGTGTCGCAAGTGGCCGAATTGGAAAAGCAGATTCAAGCGTTGGAGGTGCAGCCAGTTGTTGACGTTGCGGCCATCAATGTCGCCATCAATTCGCTGCTGTCCGCACCAGTTACCAAAACCGCCGACTTCACAGTGGCCGCTGGTGAAACATGGCTGATCAACAACAAGTCGGGTTCGTCGTGCACAGTGACGCTGCCAACCCCCTCGACCAGCACTGGCCGAGTGTTGAACTTTCAGAACTACCAAGCCCAGACCCTTGTGTCAGCTTCGAGTAATGTGGTGCCGCTGGCCGGTGGGTCTGCGGGTACTGCGATCCTGCAAGCAGTTGCCGGTGCAAACGCCACCTTGGTTTCTGACGGCACAAGTTGGATAATGACGAAATACGACTCCAACAACTCGTTGGAATTGGAATAAGGAGAAACCCGAATGACAGTCACCGTCAAAAACCTTGTGCCATCGAAAGATGTCGCAAACAGCCAGACAACCCAGTACACCGCAACCGGCGTGACCACGATCATCGACAAGTTCACTGCGACCAATTACAGCGCCAGTGCTGCCACGATCTCGGTCAACTTGGTCACTGTGTCTGGTTCTGCTGGCAACAGCAACCTGATCACCAAGACCAAAACGCTTCAGCCGTCCGAGGTCTACACGTTCCCCGAGTTGGTCGGGCAGGTTTTGAATCCTGGCGACTTCATCAGTACAATCGCTGGAACCGCCACCGCCATCAACATGCGGGTTTCTGGCCGCGAGGTGACCTGATGCAAATGACAGTCACTTACGGTGAGGGGTTCGCTGTTGCAAAACCGCAAACGCTTGCGGAGCGTGTTGCAGCGTTGCAAGACGAAATCTCCAAGCACCCTCAATACGAGCCACCAACGGAACATGTGTTTCATGGTGGCATGTACTGCCGTCAAGTATGGCGTCCCGCTGGATGCCTGATCGTGGGTAAAGTCCACAAAAAAGAACACTTTTACATGATCGTTTCGGGCACTGTCAAAGTGACCACGGACGATGGGGTTCAGACCATTACTGGGCCAATGCTGCTGTGCAGCAGCCCCGGAACCAAACGCGCCGTGTATGCAGAAACAGACGCGCTGTGCATGACTTTTCACAGAGTTGAGTCAAACACGGTTGAAGAAGTAGAATCAGAGTTAGTGGAAGACGATCCAAATTCGATGTTTACCATTGGCAATAAAGTCAAAAACCAGCAGATCGAGGTGAAACCATGAGTTTTGTAACAGCAGCCCTTATTGGCGGCGGTGCCGCAATCCTTGGTGGCGCTATTGCTGGGCAGGGTGCCAAAAAAGCAGCGTCCACGCAAGCAGCAGCAGCAGACCGCGCTGCTGAAATCCAAAAAGAAATGTTTGAGCGCAACATTGAGTTGCAAGCACCATTTCGTGAGGCGGGTGTCAACGCACTGAGCAAACTGGTTCCGTTGACCGAGTACCAAAACTTTGGCATGGCCCAGTTTCAACAAGACCCCGGCTATGCTTTCCGCATGTCTGAAGGTATGAAAGGACTAGAACGGTCCGCTGCTGCCCGTGGCGGCTTGTTGTCAGGCGCTGCCATGAAGGGTATCCAGCGATTTGGTCAAGACTTGGCGTCACAGGAATACCAGAACGCATTTAACCGTTACGGAATTGAACGCGACCGTAGGTTAAACCCGTTGCAATCGTTGGCTGGTGTTGGGCAAACGTCAACTAACCAGTTGGCCTCTGCGGGGCAAAACTATGCGACAGGTGCAGGACAAGCAATCGGTGCTGCTGGTCAAGCTCGCGCATCAGGTTACGTAGGGCAATCCAATGCATTGACTGGCGCTCTTGGCGGTGCAAGCAACATGTACATGCAAGGCCAAATGCTTAACCGAATGTTTCCATCGTCTAGCGGCGGCGGTAGTAGTACCAATTTTATGCCCACAATGGCTCCTTCTTGGGGCGGCGGAGGCGGCGGCGATTGGTCACAAGGCGGAACTTGGGCACCCTAAGGATTAAATATGTCACTCGTGAACCCTAACATTGCACTATCGACGCGGGGTGTTGAACTACAAGACCCGCTGGCCCAGTACGGTCGTGTCATGGCGATCCAGCAGGCGGGGAACCAAAACGCCCTTGCTCAGTACCAACTTGGCGCAGCACAGCGTGGAGAGGCTCGTGACATTGCCCGAACAAACGCGCTTGCTGGCGCCGGGTCCGACGAAACAGCCGTTGCCAATGCGTTGCTGAAATCGGGCGACATTCCTGCGTACTCTGCTTTTGTCAAAGCAATAGAAGATCGCAAAACTCAAAGACTCACGCAGCAAAAAACTCAAGGTGAGATTTCTGCGCAGCCGCTGGCGATGCAAAAAGCAGAAAACGAATTGTTTGACACTTCGATGAAGCAGATTCGCGGTGCTTGGGGAAATGTTCGCACAATTGAAGATGCGATGGCAATTCATGACGCCACACACAGAGATCCGGTCATCAACAAACGGTTGCAAGCATTTGGCATCACCGAGCAAATGGGTCGCCAACAGATTTTAGACGCTGCCCAAGACCCCGCCCGTTTTGCCGCGTTTGTGCAAAAAGCACAACTGGGTGCTGAAAAGTTCATGGAGATGAACAAGCCTGTTACCAGTGTTGGTCCAACAGGTATTGTGCAAACTCCGGGATTAGGTGGTGCTGCAACTATCGTACCCGGCACATCAGCGGCATTCCAGATGACGCCAGCACAAATTGCCGCCAACAAAATTGCGCAGCAGCAGCTTAGCGTGTCACAAGGCCAACTCAATTTGGCGCAGCAGAAATTTGCGTTTGAAAGGGCCAACCCCGGTTTTGAATTGCAACAAACTGAAGATGGTTCATTTGTCGGCATCAACAAACGCACATTGCAGGCAATTCCTGTCACGATGGGTGGTGCTACTCCAACAGCACCTGCGGCTGCTCCAACAGCACCGGGTGCCGGTATGCCCGGTCCACGGATGCCAGCACCAGCAACGCAAGTTATTCCCGGTATGACCAGTGTGCTGGATCAACCAGCACCTGTTGCCCCTGTTGCTCCCGGTTCTCCTGTAAAGGGTGCACCCAAGAACAAAGACATTTCCGTGTCTGAACAACAAGCCTCGTACAACATTGCGCGTGTGCTCAATGCTGCCGACGAAATCGGTAAGATTACAAAGAAAGACCCGAAGGCATTGGCTCCCGGTGCCATTGAAGCGGCGTTCAAATCAAGTGGACTTGAGGGTGCGGCCAACGTGGCTCGAAGCACAAATCGTCAAATCGTTAACGGCGCTCAACGTGATGCTTTGGATGCGCTGTTGTACTTAGCAACCGGTGCTGCGTACAACAAGGAGCAGTTGCAGGGCGCATTTGAAGCGTACATTCCATCGTACACTGACGACACGGGCACCCGTGAAGCCAAGCAAGCCCGCATGACCAGTTTGATTCAAGACGCAAAAATTCGCGCAGGTAAGGCGTGGACGCCTAAAATGGATGCGGCGATGACTTCTCTTACTGGCTCAACTGGGCCTGCTGCTGCGACTAACATTCCGGCACCTAAGGGTGTTGATTCTTCGCTTTGGAACGTGATGACACCCGAGGAGCGGAAACTATGGCAGCCGAAATGACCCTTGAGCAACAGCGAGCATTGGCGATGGCAAGCGCACGATTGCGCTTGCAGCAATCGAGTGGTGGTGGACTTGCTAGTCAAATCCCCGGCTCTGATGTTCAAGCACCTGCGTCCACCGCTGCACCGGAACGCCCCGAGTCGGGTTTCTTTGGTAAATTGATGGCTCCGCTGGAAACGGCTGTCACACTGGGAACCAGCGCAATCACAGCCCCTATCGTAGAGGGTGCAAAGATATACGGGGCGTTGACCAGCGGCCAATTTGGTACACAGCAGGGCATTAAAGCTGGTGAGCAAACTGGCCGCAAAGTGCAGCAGTTCTTTCAGCCGCAGGTTAGTCCTGAGTCTGAGCGACAGACTGCCGCTATTTCAAACGCGCTTGCTCAAACCGGTCTGCAAGGTGTGCCGCTGAACATGATGGGCAACATGGCAACGCTTGCCAAACCTGCTGTGCAGCAAGTGGCACCCGTTATCAAAGCGCCACTTGATGCTCGTAGACAACGTGTCCAAGAAGCGCGTGTTGCTGAAAGCTACAAGGCTGCACCTCAAATTGAAGCTGCGCAAGCTGGGCAGCGACTTGGTGTCGCTCTAAACCCTGCTGAATCCAACCCGACTGTTGCCAATAAGCTGAAATCTGTAATAGGTGGAACAGCCGACATCGACACTCGATTGTCTAAGTTCAACTTGGAAAAAATTACAGAACAAGTGCGAAATGACTTGGGTGTTGCAGTCACTGACAGATTGGATGACGCCGCAATCAATCGCGCTCTTGACCAAGCTAGTGCGCCATACGATCCAATCCGTGCAATGCCTGTACTGCAAGCCAGTGATGATGTTGTATCGTCAATTTTGGCACTTGATAAGCCTGCGACATTGGGTGGAAAAGCACAAGCCTCTGCTGCTCGTGCGTTGATTGACGATGTTGTAACAGAACTTCAAACGGGTCGCAGTGGTGCTCAAGTTCTTGACGACATTCGTCAATTGCGCCGAACTGCTCAAAGTGTGTACAAGGCCCGCGACAAGGGTAACAACCCGCCGCCAGCGGAAGTGGCGCGGGCAGATGCACAAATGGGTATTGCAAGTGCGCTTGAAAAAATGATTGACGAAAATGCGCCTGACCCGCAAACATTGGCAAATTTTCGCCAAGCGCGTCAACGCATGGCTCAAATCTACGATCACGAGCGGGCAATTAACTACGCAACCGAAACCATAGACCCTGCCGTGTATGCCAAACTACTAAATGAACGCAAAGGTAACATGACTGGGGTTGGCGCTGACATTGGCAAAGTAGCTGCAAACTTCCCCAAAGTCGTAAGCACCAGCGCGATTACCGATCTCAACCCTCGACTGACGCGATCCGGTGTTGGCGGTACTCTGGGTTTTATTGTAGGTGGTGTTCCCGGTGCAGCATTGGGTACGGTAGCTGGTTACACGGCCAGTGCAGCGCAGACCAAGCGAATGATGTCGCCAGCGTATCAGCGTCGAAATGCAATGCCTGCTGACTATCGACCAACTCCTAATACATTGGCTAATGAACCAGTCAACCAAAACGCCCTTGCACGTTAATACAAATTAGTTAAAATACAGGAACTTTCATGATGGAATCAGCAGAAATGGCCGAGATCGACCCAGTGAAGTACGGAGTCTTGTGGGAGCGCGTCAAGGGTTACGAACGCCGCTTCGATGAGATGAGCACCAAGATCGACAAGATGGAAGGTCATGTCGAGAAACTGGTGGCCCTTGCAAACCAAGGCCGTGGCGGGTTCTGGGCGGGTATGGCCTTTGTGTCGTTCATCTCCAGCGCCGTGGGCTTTGCATTCAGTTGGATAAAGGGGCACTGAGTCATGCTGGCTGAGTTGGCCGCAG